GCCTGGAGAGCCAACCCCGACGGGTTGTACTGGCTGTTGAACAGCTCCTTGCGGTACTCCACCACCTGCTCTCGCGTGAGCAACCTGTGTAGGTGTGACATCTTTTTCCAGTCCTTTCATGATAGTATTATATGTTGCCGCATCTGCCATCGCGGTATTCTTGTCACTCTGGGTAAGCTGCTTGACGGACGATGCCAGTAACTCACGTATCTCAGCACGCAGCATTTCTTCCTGCTGGTCAGCCTGCTTCTGCGCTGCAGCATCACGACTGGCCTCACGCGTCTTCGCATCCTCTGCTGAGCACAGCACTTTGCCGATGTCTACGTCTCTAGTGGCCATACGATCTTTTGCGAGGTCGTACCAGTTTATGTATATCTGTTCTTCTGGGCGCAGGGTGTTGACCAGATTATCATACGCCATGCCCCGTGTCTCTTTGGCGATGAGGCTGGTTGACCCGTGTGTCACTACCTGGAAGTCCCCCTGTATTTCTGGACGAGTGTTGAAGTGCTTGTTGAACGCGACTAGCGACGCGAACACAGACTGCGTGAACAAGTCGAAGTTACGCACTACATCCTTAAACGGCAGCGCAGCATCTCCACGTATCATGGATGCCCCCGCAGCGGTACGGAATGGCTCTGACGGTCCTTTCTGCATATCGCCGCCGGTGGCTGCGTTGATAAAGGTCTCGGTGTCCGCGAAGCCCTGGAACATTGTGCTAATCTTCATCAGCTCGTCGATGTGGCTATCGACGTTGATGTTCTTAATGGCGGGGTACTGAGCGTCCTGGCCAGTGCCTTCGCGGTAGAATATCTTGTGCGCGTGGACTGAGTTGAGGTCCTGGTCCAGCCGCAGCAGGTCAGTGTTCATCTCGGTGATCGGGCCACACACGACTGAGCCGTTATCCATAATCATACGTGTTGTCGCTGATACCCCCATCTGGGAGTCGCGCATGATATTAGGTAGCCCGTTGCCGAGTATGGAACTATCGTCTTCCTCGAACACGAAGTGGTGGAACGTGTTAACGCGTACGTCAGGCTCTACCATAGCCCAAGGACTCATAGTTGCCTTAATAACCGTGCTCCCCAGTACCCAGACGACAGCTTCAATCATGTCGTTCAGGTTCTCGTCGGCAATATCGACACCTGCCCCTTTCAGGTAGGCACCGGATAGGTACCCGTCCCAAGCGATGATTTCATACTTGCGACCTGTGGTGTCGTTCACGTTTATCTGTACGCCCAACGTCTTCAGTTCAGATTCATAGGTACGCCGTACATAGTTACCCATGGCGTTGTCGGTTAGATACTTAGTGATCGCACCCTTCAAAAAGTCTGGTCTATCGGCCAGCTCGCGTATCTGTCTGCGGCTCATCACCATGCGAGTAAACTGCCCATCCATCTGGTGCAGGAACTTAGCCGACATGTCTGGGTAATAGTCCCATACGGTTACTGCCTCAAACTGTGGGCGTAGCGCCTCCACTGTTATCGGTGTGATGCTACCATCTGGGTTACGCTGCCAGCGACGCTGTGTCTGTGCCTTGGCGAACGGGCCGTGCAGTATGCCGATGCCATAGGTGATGCCCGACATGAGAACTTTGCGGCAGAGCGCTACGTAGTCCACCATACGGTCGCCACCTATCTCATCCAGCTGGTCTTCTATCTCGGTGGTTAGGTTGGCTGCGCGTACAGCAGCGAAGTCACGTATGGCGGCTTCTATCTGGTCATCCGTAGGCACTGTCACCTGCCCTGTAGTCGGGTCAGGCTGCTGCAGCTTCATCAGGACAGACGCCAAGTCCTCTGCTTCCAGGTTAGGTACCTTGGACGGCTCAATACTCCAGTTACGTTCGCTGCTGGGGAATAGCAGGTTCATCATGCGTGACAGCATGGATACACACTTAACACGTGTCAGTTTCGGGTATGCCTGTGACCTGTTAGGGTCTAACTGCTTCTCTATATCTGGGTCATATACACCTAGGAACTGCCGCAGGTTACGCATCCAGCGCAGCTCTGCTATACGTCTATCAGACTCGTACTGCGCAAAATCTTTCGTCATGCGCTGCCCCAACGCCGCAATCACTGTGTCGTTCAACACAGGCGCTACGGGGGGTGCTGCCATTTGGTTAACGTCGGGGGTAATCATTCAAGCTCCAGGAATAGGTCAAGTGCGTGTCATCGTACAGCATAACTGTTCTTAAATACAGGGGGTTTGAATGTAGATGTGCCACCCCGTGCTGCCCGTGCGTCCGCTGCTGTTACATACCTACACAGATAACCAAACGCATCCCCGGGGTGAGAGTACGCATTTTTCTCTGGGGCAGCACTGCGCTCCTGCTTCTTCCCCACGCTATACCGCCATCCACCAGTGAGCGCTCTGATCAGGACCTTACAACTCGGGTCAATCAGCAGCGCTGGACCTTCTGCTGTCAGTCGGGTAGTGAAGTGCTCTATCGCATCCAGCCGAATCTGCAACCGGTTGTTATCTTCACTGCCTGGAGGGAACTTTACAGACCAAAATGCCTTGTTTTTCGACGATTTCAGTACATCCACGACTGTTTTCTCGTCCGTCTGTACCCTCGATTTCGCTGCTGGGTCGGGTGAAATAATGACTTCGTATCCCGCATATCGAGCCTTTAACAGTGGTTTTAGCCTATCCGCGCACAGTCTTTCGGCACCATAGTCCTGTTGTATCAGCTCATCGAGCACAACTAGCCTTCCATTCAGGTCCATCTGCCCAACTATCATGGCACTGGACACGCCTGGGTCGAACCCAATGACGAGCGGCAGGTGTGGATTGGCGTGTAGCGACTGCTTGGCTACATGTATGTCGTGCTTGAACGTAGGGATGACTGGCTTACCATCCAGACTGTACCCCCAACGCCCTTCTATATACTGCATTACCCATTGCGGGGTCTTGCCTTTAGCCAAATTGGTGTAATACTCCTGCTGCCCCGGCAGATTGTCCAGATTCTCTGCGTCTTCAGAAAAGCCTGACGGCTGGGTGAACAGGATGACGTTCTCTGGCAGCTTCTCATGCAGGTAGTCGTACCACCATGAGTCTTCGTCGCCCGGGTTACTCGCACCCCACATGCCCCAGTTCGTAGCGCCCCCGTCCTTCTTCGGCGGGTAACGCCCGACACGAGCAGACAGTGCTTCCACGATGCTCTTGTCTATCTGTACAAACTCGTCCAGTATAACAAAGGTTACCTCCAATGACAGCACGCGTGCCACGTCGTCTGGTGTATCGAGCGGGCGGAACAATACCTCGCACTCCACGTCCCCAAACTTGAGCAGAAACTTTTTCTCCGTAGCCCGCCAGTTACCTGCCTGCCCATCCTTGAACCAATAGTTCCACGAGCTTATCGTGGTATCGTTCAGCTGTGGTGCGGTGTTACGGACGATCACAGCGCGAGTGCGACGTATGCCATCTACTGGGCTAGGCTCCTGCAGGCTGGCCATAAACGCGAGCTTGAAGAAAATACCCGTCGTCTTACCTGACCCCACCGGCCCAATGACCCAGTCGAAGAACAACTCGTGGGGTGTGTAGTGGGTTATGAAGTCCCGAACGGTTGGTGGTGGTGTGTAGTTGACGCCGTCTGCAGCCATCTATTCGTCACCTTCTATACGTCGTGCTGTTGAGGTTATACTTGTCGGCGCAGGGCGACTGCTGGCTGGCGTAGCCCCCAGGTTTATATTGATCTGGAACCCTGGCCCTGCAGCCACTACTTCCCCCGTACCCTTCTGTTCATACCCCGCCCATCGGGTTACATTCTCTATCGCCTTAACCGCCACTGCTGCTGGGGTGAGAGGGTCGTGTATGAGCTTGTGTAGTTTGGCTAGAGCGTCATCACTGATGAGCTGCGCCTTAGTCTTGAAGGATACGCCCTCCTTACCGACGTTGTCCACTGCTTCCTGATAGGAACGTATGAACTGGGGGTGCTGCATCAGCTGCTTGAACTCATCCTTACTAATGTTGTATGCAGCACAGATATCAGGCAGGGGCGCAGTGCGTAGCGCCAGCTCCACGAACAGCATCGGTGGGAATCCCAGGTATACCGGGTTGTCAGGGTGCGTAGCCCCCCACTGGTTACTCACCTGCGATGTGTCGAGTACGTCGCCGCTCATTGTCAGCCCTCACTCGGGTTAGGTACTTCGCTCGGGCCTGTGCAGCTCTATCTGGGTTCTTGGCTATCCATGCTGCTTGCTTATCAGCGGCACAGGCTCTGCAGTAGTAGCTGAGTCCATCGGGGGTCTGCCGGTTAGTCCCGAAGTCCACAGCGGGTAGCACTTCGTGGCAGCACGAACATTTTTTGGTGGCGTGTGTATTCATGAACGTACTATAGGTATGTGGGGAGAAGTTGTCAAGAGGTATATTTGCTATGTGAGGTATGTTAGTACCGTAAAAATCTCGGAAATTTTATATAAGGTATAGCAGGTATATTAGTACGGTAAAAATCTTGGAAATTTTATGTGGGCGTTGGGGAGTTATACAAGGTATATTAGTGTCCTAAAAATCTTGGAAATTTTATGTGATGTACCATGAAGGGGCATGGGGCCCCGCGCGCGGCAAAACCCCCTCGGGGGTGGCTTCCCAGTAAAATAATCCTTTTGTTTATCGCGTTGATTTTGCTTGCTTTTTTCCTGCATAGGTGTATAATGTGAATCTCAGTTGGGCGATGTCGTTTAACTGATACGGTGTGCTAGCACACTGTCTGATTTTCTACTTAATTAAAAGGATACAAAAATGAAACACGCGGAAAAAATACCCTTGCTTGCTATCATGTCAAAAAATGCCGCCGTATACGCGGATGCTATGCGGTTATATGGCGTCACTCCAGTAGCGCACTGGATGCGTGTATCAGGATGTAGTTTAGCCTTGGCGTTGCAAGCGGTGCGATTAGCCAATGCAGGCGGCTTCTGACATACGCGCCTGACTGATAACAGTGTGCTAGCACACTGTCTGATTTTCTACTTAATTTTGAAAGGTAACATCATGGCTACATATCGCATTTACGACGTTCAGCAGAAGCTAATCAAGGCTATTGATAGCCTTGCAACGCCTGTTTTTTATTCTGGCATTGAATTCGATGCTAAACTTTCCGCTGGCCTCTTGGCTTGTCCTCACGCCGTTTTTTTGGCGGCTTGGGAAGGCTTGCGATTCGCAAGTGCAGGGCATGATGACTTGCCTATGTTTGCATACGTGGACTAACTAACCAATTAAAGGATTTATCATGGATACTATTGACGTCAGTACCTTGTCTAACTACGAAGCGGCTTTGCTGTTTTCGCTTCTGTTGGATAGGGCTATAGATACCGATAAAACACTGCAATCGGTGCTATTCCCATGCGAAATAGTCCAGCGGGTATTTGATACCCTAGACGCTAGAACGTCGCAAAATTGACATGCGCGCCTGATAAGCGCATAATAGTCACATCAGTTAGACAATAACGCCTGACTGATACGGTGTGCTAGCACACTGTCTGATTTTCTACTTAATTAAAAGGATTTATATATCATGGCTACAATCAATAACGCAGTAACAACCTATGACGTCGTTTCACTAGGTGAAACAATCGGTAACGCAATTGTTAATCAGGGAATACATGAAGCGCAGGCCGTCGCAGGTAAAACAAGCCTGAAAAACGTGATTTTAGATAGTATTTTAGAATTGCGAGGGTATCACGTTTCACAACAGGGTGAACAACAGGCCGCCTATGTGGCTGGCTGTATTGCCCTTTTTGGCGACGGGATTTTCAACGCTAAAAACTACGTTGCAGGAAGCGTACGGCAAGCGGTAGAAGCCGCGTTGACCGAACGTAAAAAAGCGCACTACGATAGATTTATGAAAGCCAGAGGCGTAACCGCAAAGAAACGTGCGACAGAAGCGGATTTGATAGCCTATACACAAGCATCCACGGGCGTAGATTTTGAAATTGACAAGGTAATAAGCGGGTTAAAGTCTGCACTGATGAGGGCGCGCATGATATACCGTGCGGCATGGTCATGCCCATCAATTATGACCGACGGTAAGGGGCTATACCGTGGACTTAACGCCATATATGCGGACGCGGCGGAGTTGATAAAACATAAAACGGTAACAGCTAAACCAACAGCGCAAGCGGTAACAGACAAGGGCGCAAACGTGCCGAGTGGTAAGCCTGCGACTAATCGGGAAGCCTTCGAAATACTTATGGCTAACGAAAGTCCAGCGACGGTTATATCGTGGGTAATTGAACTGTTAGCACTTGAGCCAGCGTATGCTAAAAAACACGCGCTTCAACTTAAAACCCTTGAGGCATTAAAATCTCAGCTTTGACATAACCCCTAAACTCTCAGCCCGCCCCTAAAAAGGCGGGCTTTTTTGCGCCTATAAACTCCATGCCCACGGCTTGCCGTGGGTTTTTTTTCGCCCTGAATTTTCACGGTGTGCTGGCACACCGTAGCCGCGCGAAGCGCGATACCGTAGTAACAAGCGCGCGTCAACTGTGCGTGGTACAGACGTATGGAGCGTAACGGTGTGCTGGCACACTGTATACACACGTAGGCGATACCGTAGTAACAAGCGCGTGGCAAGTACATGCGTGATACAGACCTATGGAGTAGCATACGTGGTACGTGTGTATGGAGCGTAACGGTGTGCTGGCACACTGTGTCATACAGACCTATGGAGTAGCACACCCGATAAGTACGAAAGTCGATGAATGGGCAAAAATGCAAAAACACGTGATACACACGTAGGGAGCGATAAATACGAAAGTCGATGAATCATACTGGGTAGGTGTGTATGGAGTAGCACGAGGCAAAATAATAAAAACGCATATCGCCAAATAGCATCAGGATTTCGAGAATAGGAAAAAAACTAATATACAGCCACCACTTTTATTGTGCGGAAATGCCCACGAAATCAACGGGTTATAAAGGTGGACACCACTTGAATAATTTACTGCTTAGTTGGGTGTGTTTTTATCGCCGCTGGAGGCCACGGAATATATAGGAAAAAATAAATAGTCTATGGTAAGTAATACAATTAAACAATAAAGCAGACAAAAAAAAGGGTGTGTTTATACGCGCGCGAGGCATACAAGGTATAATAGTAAATCGCATGGAAAAAACTATCAACAATGGCATAAAAGGTATACAAGCCCCATAAGATAATAACACCGCCTTTTTCAGACTGCTTTTTCTGGTTAGTTGCTTAATCGGTTGCTATTCGTGGCTTACAAGCCACCACCTATTTCAGCCTACCCACCCAAGTTCAGCATTTCGTATGATATAAGTGTATGATTACAGGCACTAAGCAGACGGATAGACAGCTAAACAGCATAATGATTTTTGACCCCCGAAATAATGCTATTTGCTCAATCTCGTTTCTATTTGGCACTTTTCGTTTCTATTTGAGTGGATAACCTGCATTTCGTATCTATTTGGAGCCCCTTGACATACACACCTATGGAGCGTATAATAGTATCTAAGTGGGAGAGGTATCTCAACCACCTGCACGGTGTGCCAGCACACTGTGGAATCCGAAACACTAACTAACTTACTTACTAAGGAGCACATCATGCTACACCTGCTAAACA